AAATCAACTGTATCTAATATGCGTATTAATGTAGTATCAATGTAATAAATTAAGAATATTTTATCATTCAGCTCTGTATTGGATGGAGACTCAATTTGTATTATATCTCCTAATTCAAGTTTTAATTCAGACATTTATCTTCTATATTGTATTTAGATATATTTTTATTACATTATTTCTTTAAAATAAAAATTGAAACAGTATATCAATCATAATAATACGTAACTCACCAACCAACTAACTCTTTGATATATATAATTTGAACATACAATCAATACCTTTCCCACAACTAATCCCAAATACCAATCATGGCTGTTTCAACTTACAATTCTTCAAAATTCGACCTTTCCAAATATTTTGACTTTTCCAAACTGGATGATAAAGAATATATTTCCAGCAAGTCATTATACAAAGTATCTCATGGTGGCTTTGAAATCTTGAAATATAACAAATGCGGATTGACCGCCGATAATTTCGAACAACTTTCTCATTTCCGTTCCATTGTCTTTAGAAACGGAAACGTTGTCGGATGTTCTCCATTCAAATCACTCCCAATGGATATGTTTACCACACGAAATAAAGACCATGACCAATATGTTTATACCGAACTTGTAGAGGGAACTATGGTAAATCTGTATCATACCAAGGAAGATGACGCTGAATGGGAGCTAAGCACTCGTTCTGTAATCTCAGGAAGAGGACGATTTTATAAAGACTCCAATAAGAACTTCCGAACGATGTTTCTTGAGTGCATGTGTGAGACATCTTTTGATTTCGCTGACTTGAACAAAGATTATTGCTATTCATTCGTTATTCAACACCCTGACAATACCATTGTGAAAAATATCGTGACGCCACGTCTATATCTATGTGGCGTTACTCAATGCAAAAATACTACTGTTACAGTGATTGATTACCGTAAGGAGGGTCTGCTCGATGGAAAGGTCTCCTATCCTCTCTTATATACTAAATTCACATCGCTTGCCGATGCAGAGCAAAAGATTAATGCTGATAAAGATGAAGAGTACTTCTACTTCGATGATGACTTCCAGGGTCTTAATGTAGAATGCAATGGAGATAGATTTAAATTGAGAAATAAGAAATACGAGGTGGTACGGAAATTACGTGGAAACCAGACCAAGATTCAATACCGTTATTTGGAGCTTCGTAAGGAAGGGAATATCGACCTATTCTTAAACCATTTCCATAAGTTCGCCGATCAATTTAATGTGTATAATTCTGAGTGTGCTGATTATATGAATACTCTTCACGCGTATTACATGAAATGTTTCGTGAAAAAAACCTGTCCTATTGAAAAAATTCCTTATGAATATAAAACGCACGTTGTAGCACTTCATGAGCTATATAAAAGCGAATTGAAACCAAAGGGTGAGGTTGTTTCATATGAAAATGTATTTAAATATTTCGCTGTTCTACCTTGTCAACGGCAGATGTTTGCACTGAATTATTCTAAACATGCAACTCCAGCTTAAATAAATTAATTATAAAAAATTATATTTTACAAAATATTTTTTTATAAAGGTATAATATAATATGGAAAAATGGTATATGATGTTAATTCATTCTGTTATGATCGCTCTTGTTCTTTATGTAATAATGTTGTTTGGACTTAATCAATCATCCGTTAAAGCAGAACATAGAAGCGCATTAATTGGCGGCGTTGCGTTTGTTTATATGTTGGTTTTTGGTCATGGACCACCCAATAAAATGAATAGACTCTTACAATAAAAAAATTGATAATATTATATTTAAATTATAATATTATAAACACAAAAGTAATGAATACTCATAGCGAATACGTTTTTGTCAAAAAGATCCAATTTAAAATTAATAATACATTTTTAAAATATTATATTAATAATGAATATACTAGTTTAACACCAGTAGTTGAACTTCAAAAAAGTGATACATTTCAATTTAAACATGACGAACAATTTACCGTTATTTTCAGTGAAAGTCGTAAAGAATATTATATGGTAACAAAGGAATACGCTTATATTTATATGTTGAATACAATGTTGCTACAATTATCATGCGGAAAATGCACGTATTCGAGTTTTCAGTGTGATTCATTTATTGAATTACTTAAAATAATCGGGCTTGATACATATATATTTAGAAATAGGATATATAGTATTGTATTAGAACAAAATCATATTGATACGGATTCAATCTATAATTTATTTAAAAATAACAATAACACACCAAAGATTATGTATAATAAATATGTGAAATATAATAATGATAATCCGATTAATTATCACGTATATTGTAGAGATATTATTAATTCAAAACAAGATTTTAGCACTATGTATTTACCATATTTGATTTTCAATATTAATACAGAATGTTTCTCTCATAAGACTGTAGTCCTATCATATGATAAAACATTTCTGGACGTAGTTAAACATAATGCGAATAATGAAGACCTTCTATTTCATAATCTTATATTTCACAGAAAAAAATCAAAATATCAAGATTATAGCTTACTAGATAAACTTGAGATGGAAAAAGAAGACGGGTGTGATGATATTAATAGTGACCCTGATAATGTATATAGTTTGAAATTTATAAATATTTATGATAAATCATATAATTTCACAATTAATATACAAAAAAAACATTTTATTGAGACGTTTTTAGAATAAATCAATGATAAATTTTATGATTTAGTAAATTCAGACTGAATTGAAGTGAATAACTGTACGACCTCCTGAATGGAACGTTGTAAATAATTTTTTGCTGTAGCTTCATCAACAGTTTCGTCTTTAAATGAAATACGAAGCACAGAATAATCATCGTGTGGGTGAAATTTACGGAATCCAACAAAATCAATAATTTTCTCATCCTCGTAATATTGTTTATACATCACATATTCCAATGATTTTCCGATACTATAATCATCGTTATCGATTCTAAAGTCGAATCCATTCATTAGCGTATCAGAATTAGAAATCAAATTTTCACGCTCATCCAAATTAGTATATAATTCACTCAGTTTAAGAGACATAATATTACACGCTGTTGCGACTAAGTCATCACATGAATATACGCCAATTGTCTCTAATTTGAAAATGAATGAGTCTTTCTCATAAATTCTTTTCGCATCATGATTATACCAATTCTCTTTTTCGTCTAATACCTCACTATCCGACAAACCTGAATCCTTCAATTCCTTTTCTTTACTTAGCCACGCGGCGTTTTGTTTAGCGAGGTCTGGTTTCATTCCATAAGCACACATAGATGCCACATTAAAACATCCATCTTCATTAGCAGAAGAGGTGTCAAATGTTCCGCTTAAACTTATCTTCTCACCATCAGTATCGTTTGTCAATGAAGGTCTAAGACGAGTAATAAGAATATACTCGTTTGTCAATTTATTCTTAGGAAATATGCGTTTGACCTCTGTTCGGTCTAGATATTTATCAGTAGATGTATTTTTAATATTGAAATGTTCTGTCGTGACATATTTCATTGAATTAGTATTATTTTCCTCGTTTAGTTCAACCAAATAATCATTTCCGTTATAAAGATTATCAATATGAATTGGAATACAACTTAGTCGTTGCTTAATAATTTCATTGTTAAGTCGAGATGTGTTCTCAGTAATAGTAACATTTGATTTTTCATATGGTGTCGTTCTAAATACTACACAAGGAATATGCGCGATAATAGTTCTTCTTAAAGCATTGATAATGCTAACATCGCAATTTTTTACAGTGAATTCCATCTCTTCTCCATCTCTTTTAATATCGTGAATGCTGATATTCATATTTGGTTGTTATATTTCATTTATATTTAAATTTTTAAGTTTAAATCAATTTTGTTTTAATTTAATTATTTATATATTATAAATATGAAGACGCGTAAAATATCAAGAGTTAACAGCAATAGCGTTATTCTCAAGGAATTTATTAAGAAGATGTTTTCATTCCAAACTACGCTTAAAATGATGCATTGGAGTACTAAAAAATATTATATTCATAAAATTATAGACCAACAAATGACAACTATTTTACCGTTGATTGACGCCTTTGTTGAAAACTATTTGGGAGAGAAGAATATGTCGTTAATACAGCACGCAGTGAAAACCGTTACTATTCATAAGATTTCATCAAAGAGAGATTTAATTGAATATCTAGAGAAAACCAATAAATATCTCTCTACTTTGCCCGATAATAATGGTGGAAGTATCGTTGAACAAATAAATATTATGGTTTATTTATTAAATCTAGAGAGTTAATCAAATGTTATCATAAATGAAAGTCATATGATACAGGATTTTTAGGTTTAATACCATGTTTAATATACGCTATTAATTGATTATCGAAATCACATTCCCCAAATGAATGATATTTAATATGATGTAAAAACGAATTCGACATTTTAATGTCATCAATCACAGAATTTCCAGCCTGAATACTGTTCCCACATTGATGGCACGTATACGTCTCTTCATATGTAGTAGTATGGGCGTCTTCATTTTTAAAGAACTTGTCTTCGATTAATTCAACCATAGATTTTGACGATGTTTGTGGTTGTCCCATATAATTTAAGTGTTTGAAATATCTTTATATTCTTTTTGCGTTGTTAGAAGTATTTAGAAAAGCGGTATATAATATAAGATTGATGAGTGCTATATTATATTACAGTAATTTTTGCGATCATAGTAAAAGAATTCTCCAGGAAATATCTCGTTCTCAAATTAAAGAAGGAGTCCATTTTATTTGTATTGATAAAAGAATAAAAAAAAATGGTTCGATATATATCATTTTAGGAACAGAGGAAATATTCATGCCACCAAATATAGTTAGAGTCCCCTCTTTATTGTTATTAACAAGAGGGAATATTGTTATCGAAGGTGATGATGTATTGAAATATATTGTCGATAAAAAAACACATGATATGAAAGAGGTAACTAATGGAAATGAAGAGCCAACCGCATTTAGTTTAAATACATCAGGATTTGTTGTAAGTGATAATTTCAGTTTTTTGGACCAGAATGCTGATGATTTAACTGCCAAGGGAGAAGGAGGAACACGTCAAATGCATAATTATGTTCCAGTTAATAGTGATGATAATATCGAGACACCACCTGATACATATACACCTGATACAATATCACATGGGTCTGAATCTATGGAGTCGATATTAGCGCGACGAGCAAATGATGTGCCAACACAACAAAGAAGGATGTAAATAGAGTATTTAACGCGTTAAAAAACTTAAAGATGTTTTTATTATACTTTATATATAGTATGTCGGTTTTAACAGCATTTAACAATCATTTATTAGAATTTTTACAGGATATTGCTAATATTTTCCCTGAAGATAGAGACATTCAAAGGGCTAAATCTGCTTTGGAATTATTGAAAAAGGCTAACCCTAAGGCCATTTTAACTATTTGGAAAACTCAAATTACAGATGTTTATGACACTAAGATTAAAGCGGGTGATATTAGTTTTTTCCTAGATAAGGATTACGAGAATGATTTGAAACAATCAAAGAGTTCATCAAAAATAATGGATGCAATTAATAGATTGAGAGAACCAATTAGAAATATGGGTAAGGAGAACCAAAAAAAAACTATGGTATATATCCAGAATTTAACTAAATTGTCAAGTATGTATAATTATTAATCGTTAATATATATTTATTATTTTAATTTAAACAAATATATATAAATCTAACTATATGGATACAAATAAGCAATACGACGAATTTTCAAAGGTAATAAGCGAATTTATTCCCGATTTATTAACTACATTCCCAGAGTTTAAAGATAACTTACACACAGGCATCATCTATTGTTTCGAGAGAAGTAAGTATTTAAAATATATGAAGGACCTTGGATCATCGCCTGATAGCGATGAAGATGATGGAGATGACGATTTTGATGCGAAGATTGACGCACAAATTGAAAAAGATGAGAAAAGTAAGGATAATTCTTACTTATATGATACTGATGAATTTAAGCAACTTTTAGACCATTGTAAAGAGGTGTATCCTCCGAGATTTTTTGACATAATTTATCAAAATAACGATATTTTTGCCGATAAAGACGTTAACACCCAATTCTTACCAAATATTGATTTTTCTCTTATATGGAGTAATGACATTAGCGAAAAGACAAAGGAAGTTATTTGGAAATATTTACAGATGATTCTTCTCACATGTGTTCCTGATGTATCAGATGGAAAATCATTCGGTGATACAGCCAAATTATTCGAGGCCATTGATGAAGACGAGTTTAAAGGGAAATTAGAAGAGACTCTTAAATCAATGCAATCTATGTTCTCGGAGGGGGAATGTGAAAGAGATACCACCAAGACATCTGATGTATCTGGTAGTAATATTAATTTTGATAATATGCCAAACCCTGACGATATTCACAAACATATCAACAGCATGTTAGGTGGTAAATTAGGTAAGTTAGCAGAGGAAATTGCTGAAGAAACAGCAGACGAATTGGGAATTGATTTAACGAAAGAGTCTGACCTACCTAGCGTTTTTAAGAAGTTGTTCAAGAATCCGGGAAAACTTATGTCAATGGTTAAGGGAATTGGTAATAAGTTGGAATCAAAGATGAGTTCAGGCGAACTTAGTCAATCAGAGCTAATGAAGGAGGCAAGTGAGATGATGAAAAAGATGCAGGATGTTCCCGGTATGGAAGGTATGGATAAAATTCTCAAGCAATTTGGTGTTCCAATGGGTAAAGATTCAAACATTAGCTCTAATGCATTCCAAGCGCATATGAATGAAAATATCAAAACAAGTCAGACTCGTGAACGTATGTTAAAAAAAATGGAACAGAATAAAAAAATGCGAAACGAACAACAAAATGAGGTTATGGAAACACATGTATTTAGTAAAGGGGAAGAGCCACTAAAGAGTTCTAAAAGTGATAAACCAAGTGTAAAACAATCTAATAAGAAACATAAAAAGAAAAAGAAGAATAACCAAAAATAAAAAATGATATTATATTATATTATGAACGATACATTTTGGATTAATAACCCCAGTATATTATTTAATAGAAAAGAAATATTTGATATTATACCTCGAAAAGACAAAACGATGGACGCTAATTTAAATTCTATCACGAGACTAATTTTAATTATTAGCATAGTCGGATACATGTACCAACAAAATCCACGCATTTTGATAAGTCTTTTTGTCAGTATTTTAGTAATCATTTTATACCATAGATATAATCATAGTGAAAACGTCTTGGAAAAAAATCAAATACTTAAAGAGGGATTTAGTAACCCCGAATTTTACAAAGAAGCGAAAGGGGAATTTACTACGCCAACACCAAGGAACCCTATGATGAATGTATTGTTACCTGAGATTAAATACAACCCTGACCGAAAAGAGGCTGCACCATCATTTGCTCCCGAAGTAAAAAAAGAAATAAATGCGGCTTTTAAAGAGACACTTGATCCACGACTATTTAAGGATTTAGGGGATAATATCGCTTATGAACAGTCAATGAGAAACTTCTATACAATGCCTAATACTAGAGTCATGAATGACCAAAAGGGATTTGCTGAATTCTGTTACGGAAATGCACCTTCTTGTAAAGATGGTGATGGACTTCAATGTCATAAAAATAACTTCAGATATATAAATCCATAAATAAAATCTTATATAATTATATATGGCAAGTTTATACAATTATACCTTTGATAGTTTATCACGTTTAGGAGATGACGTATGTTATAACACAGAACGGCAAAAACAAAACAATATGTATGGTTCATATAATGTTACCAATTTTTTCTCTCAAAACTGTGGTATGGAAAAAACCATAGAATTCGCGACTAGCCAACCAAATGTTTTTTTTCAAGGAGGTCATGGAAACAGTGGAGCAGGTGGATGCAACATCGATTCTGATTCTATGCTTAAGATTGGTTCGGAGCAAAATAAATCCAGTTGCAGAATTAGTTTATATACTCGACCATTCGCAACAGTTCCCTTTTTAGGTAGAGGAAAGCGTGACCCTCTTGAGGAATCCAGACTACAACAAGGTGATGCCACAAATAACAAGAAGAGTTGTTCTTCTATTTCGGAGATTTCACACATTGAATATCGTCATACACCAATGATACCTGGACTTAAGGCAAGTATCACAAATCCTGCACATTCTGTGGAGGGTGTTGCTGCCGAGGGATGGATTAGAGGTGGATTACCAACTAGAGAATTGATAAGAGGTAATTGATTATTTATGTATATATTAACTTAAAAAGAAAATCATTAACATTATAAATGGATTTATATAACGTTAATCTTGATGTGACCTATAAGATAAATAATGATGATACTTTGTTTAGGTCCCAATTATTGAAAGCTTTTAATATCAATATCAATGATTTTGACAATTTACACGAATTAATAGAACAGTTATATTTAGATATTAAAACAAAAGAACATTTATTTAGTGCTTCACAATTCACTATGTTCAATAATATTCTCTCTAAGTTGGCTAATATTATAATGAGCACAGATAAAAGCGTTGGATTTATGGTGTTATTTTCATACGACTATTTTCAATATACACACATGTTTTTAAAGGATATAATAATAAATAAACATATTAATGAAGAGATTTTAGAGTCAATATTTAATGTTAAAGATTTTTAAATATATTGTTTATATAATATAATGTCATCAACCCGCAACCGAAATACAATAACAGATTATAATTTGTTCACACGACAAAATGAGGAAATAATGCAGAACCGTATATTTAAGAGCAGACGATTTGCTGAAACAAACGCAATGCCTGGTGTTGGTATAAATGTAGGACATATGCCTAACACGATTCTCTCTGAAAATGCTGTTGATGTCGAGAGCAGATTATACGGTATTAACTCAAGTAATTTAGTAACCCCTCAGGGTGATTTGACTGTTAAATCTATTAAGTTACCAACTATGAAGTTTTTCGATAGACCTGAGCTATTTTTACCTCAACCATTAGCAATTGAAAATAACCAAAGACCAATTAAGCCTTTTTAAATATAAAATAATAAATCTTATCTTATATATAATATAATGGCATTTACGAGATTTAATTATGATGAATCGCGAACAAGAAAACTTTTGCAAGAATCTACTGGACCCGGAAGATATATATTAAATAAACCTGGTAATGGTGCAACACCGCATTATTTTGAAGACCCTCATATAAGACTTACTGAATGGGGTGCTAATCTCCGCACATCAAAAACTGGTTCGTCTGTCGATATATCAAGTGACTTACAAGGTCGCACGCGACAATTAACAAAGTATTGCACAGCAAAGCAATTCCCTTTTGCCGGCGTAACAGAAACGACATCAAATTATAAATCATACGCTACACAGAAGTCATTTACTGATGAGACTCGGGCATCTGACCCTGCTTGGATGTATAGGGATTTAGAACAAACACGTTGGGAGTATCCTTTATTGAATCCACAGGAAAACGTATGTCTTTCATTTCAAAACAACCTTAGCACTAGAATTTTAGAAAAAGATTACTATAAACCAAAGTGTCAATAATGTATTAATTTGAATAATATTATCTAAATTAACATTATATAATGGCCGAAATAGCAATACCCATAGCATTATTAGGAGGAATGTTTATTTTATCAAATAACAGTAAATCTAAAAAAGAAAGTTTTCATGTTAATCGTCATAATAAAGGAGCGAGACAAAATATGACAGCAGATGCAAGGCAAAATATGAAGCATACTAATTTCCCCATTAATGGTACATCACAACTCAAACAGGACCCCGGATATTATCCTTCTTCCGAAAGTGCAATGGATAAGTATTTCGATAAAGATAAATTTGACTCATATACAGAAGGTAATAAAACAGCCGATACATACACATCTCTCGATGGCAAACATAAAATTTCATCTGATATTAAACACGACAATATGGTGCCTTTCTTTGGATCAAGAGTTCGACAAAGCGAAGACCGTAATATAAATGAGAGTCGCCTCGATAATATGAATGGTAATGGTTCTCAACACTTTAAAAAACAAGAAATCGCACCATTATTCAAGCCAAAAGAAAACATTAGTTGGGCACATGGAACACCAAATACAAGTGATTTTATACAAAGCAGAATGAACCCATCTATGAGCATGGCGAACGTTAAACCATTCGAGGAAATTAGAGTCGGTCCAGGCGTTAGCGGTTGTGATGGTATTTCCGGTAGTGGTGGATTTAACGCTGGTATGCAGGCCCGTGATAAATGGATTCCCAAAACTGTCGATGAATTGCGCGTTAAGACTAATCCCAAAGTTTCATATGGTGGCGTCATGTTAGGAGGTAAGAACCGGGTTACAAATAGAGGTAGTATCGGTCATGTCGAAAAGAACCGTCCTGAAACATATTATAATAATGGTCCAGAGAGATATATGACTACAACAGGTATTGAGAAGGCGCAAACTACGCGGTCATCACAAGTCATGCCTATTGAAAATCGTGAAACAACGACATCCTCGTATTACGGTGGTGGAACAACAGCCACTACTGAATCTACCTATGTTCCCGGAAGTTATTTACCAGCTAAACGGGCTGTATTAGAATCTAATGATAAGCATATGTCTAATTTACATGCTGCTAATAAACATAATGCAAGTTCAACTGATTATGGTATGAACGGATATAAGGATAGCGTATTGCCTAATAATAGAACACTAACCACTAATCGTCAACCTGAATATGGTATTGTATCTAGTTTCACAAAGGCTATTATCACTCCTATTATGGACATTTTAAGACCAACAAGAAAAGAAAATGTTGTTGGAAATATCAGAACACACGGTAATGCTGGACGCGATGGTATTAACGCAGCCTATGTTTATAATCCTAATGACAAGACAAAAACAACTATTAGAGAGATGACCGAGAATAGAAAACAGCATAATTTCATTAGTAACCAGCAAGAGACCGGTGGTTATGGTTATACTGTCAGTGAAAATCAGGCATATGAGCAAAATAGAGACACTACAAACACAAAGTATACTGGTAATGCAGGTGCTATAAACGAGGCTCCCAAAACATATGATTCAGCATATAACGCCAACCTAATTGATAAAACGCCGTTCATCACACAGCGAGCACCCGCCGGGAGTAATGTTAAGGTGTTTAACGGACAAACTAATACTAATATACAAGTATCTAAATTGGAATGCGACCGTAATAATAATAGAATGTTCGTTCCCCAAAACTTGGGTAAATCTTCTATCTCATCGCAACATATAGGGAAATCAAGCACTCGAACAGAATATGGTCAGGGTGTAAATTCACAAAGAAATTCACGCGATATTTTGAATGCTTTTAGAGATAATCCTTATACTAAACCACTGGACAGCGTAGCATAAATTATTCTTAAATAATTGATAATAATATAACTAATTATTATTAATTTAACTATCTTTTATGATAATAACTTAAACTTTTTTTATATTAATTATTAATGACGACTATATTAAAAGAGAGAATAGACAGTTTTATAAATAATAAACAAATTCCTAACATATTATTCCATAGCGAACACACCAAGAACAATATCGATATGGTTGAATATCTAATAAAAAGCATATATACATCAAAGGAGGCTATTAAAAACTCGACGTTATATGTTAATTGTGCTTATGGTATAGGTATTAAGTTTATCAGAGAACAGATTAAATTCTTCGCAAAAACCAATATAAATACAGGTGGTTCATCATCAAATAGCATGTTCAAGTCAATCATTTTATTAAACGCCGAATTCTTAACCATCGATGCTCAGTCAGCATTACGCCGTTGCATTGAAGAATATTCACATAATACGCGTTTTTTCATAACAGTACATAATAAGGATAAATTAATCAAACCTATATTATCAAGATTCTGCGATATTTATGTGAGTAATCTCTCTATTAAAACAGAAATAAGGACGAAACAAACTAAGCTTCTCAAGAAAATTCTTTTAAATATAGACGATTCAGAAGATGTTTTCAAAATAGTGGATATTCTCTATAACAATGGAGTTTATTATAAGGATTTTATCCATGTGTTTGAAACCATTATAAAGGATGATTCAATAAGAATGACAATTATTGTATATATTAACAAAATGCGTCACTATATTAAAAACGACAAACTCCTTATGTTTCACATAATTAATATATACTGTTTGCGTAATTCTATAGATTTAGAAAATATTTACCCATTTTAAATATGGACGACTTTAATTTGACGACATTGACAGAATCAAGAAACGAATATTGTGCTTTATTAATCACAAAATTAACACCCTGTTTAATACAAGGTATTTATTCTATTTTTAATGAATCATGTGAGCTTTGTATCCAAAATGACGAAGATGAGAAATATCTAATGACGTTTCAAAACTTTCTAGGACGTGTCACAAAATGGAATAAAGAGATTATTCAACTTGAGACAGAGAGAATTATTAAGGAAAGTAATTGCAACTATTTAGAGGATTTGATAACTTGTGTCCACGTTACTCAACTTAAAATACTCACTAACATACGTGCCAGTTCAAAACAGAAGAAAATTACAATTGATATACCTAAGATTGACGAATTCATTCACAAATGTTATATTCAATCTGCAAGAAGGGCTTATAAAAGTGTATTCTTATTCGATAAGTCTGTTATGCCATTAAATAGACAAAAGAATATGAGAGAATTAGAGACTCTTATTAAGGAAAGTATTTTATTTGTTTTGAGAGAAAATATGCCAATAGAACATATTTTGAAAGCATATTTAGAGGAAGGAACTGAGGAATGTGTTGATGAGGAAAAGACAGAGATTAAGGAGGTTGAGGAAGAAATTGTTGAACCCGTTAAACATGAAACTCATATTACACCGCCATCTCTCGAAAAATCTGATAATACGAAAAATGAATTTCTCAAATTCAATGATACAGATGTCGTTTTAAATTTCGATGATGCAGCAAGTAGTGATTCTATTTTATCAGTTGAGAAAGAGACAAAACAAGCACCAAAGGATATCCGTTCATTAGAGAGATTAAGCGATATTAGACACGAACAACGCAAACTTGAAGATAACGGAGATGATCAGGAAGAAGAAACCGAAAAACTCACTATTTTCAATGACAATAATAACGTCAAACTTGATATAGAGAAAATATCTCCTGAATCAATTCAATTAAAGGGAGATAGTGATTTATTAGGAGAGATTGAAATTCTTAAATAAATATTGCGTTTATCTTAATGCAATTATCTATATTTATAATTTAAATACATGAGTTCAAACGTTATTTCTATTATTATAGCTCTTTGTTTTCTCGCGATTAAACTTGTTGAAAATAAAATTTCCACAAACAAACCTGAAAAACCTCTTAAACAAATCATAAGAGACACGCTATTTGTATATGTATCCGCAATGGCTGGGTTCTTTTTACATTCGCAAATTGAACCATTAACAAATAGCGTTACCAGTAGCATACCAAACGTATTTATGAGCGAACCAGACTTTTAAATTTATTTAACAAATTGATATATAAATTAATTATATATCAAATTTTAACAGTGTTATGACGCTTATAATGGAACTATTTTATCGATATTAACCAAATGTGTTTTTTTATTCACCATTTTTCTTCTAATTTTTAGAGATTTAAAGAACGGGCGTTTAAGTTGATTTTCAGGCGTATGTTTATGCACATTTCTTGCTATCATTTTATATAATTTAAATCCAGGGTATCTGTCTTTATCATTATCCTTATATAGTATATTTTTTTTGTTATCATCTGTACACCACTCATTAACTATTCTACTCAATTCATCATCTTTCTCAATATCTTTAATATCAGAAAAATTATCGAAAAAGAAATCAAATAAAGAACACCCTAATCGAGATAAATCAAATGAATAATTTGGATTCAATAATGGTTTATTAGAGTTGTAATACAATCCACAGTTATATAATGTAGATGCGTCTTCATCTTTATGATAACTATCGCTTATAATCTGCTTACCTTTAAAGGTATAAATGGCACGTCCAAAATCTATAATCTTCCATATTTTTCCAAATGTTGGCACTTTATAGTATTCATTATTAAATTTATATACAATATGCTCTATATCAGTGTTAATAAACATAATATTATTTGTATGTAGGTCGTTATGTGTAAATTCAAATGCTTTTTGGTATGTTAATAAAGTGAAAATTATTTGAGATAAGATAGATTTCCATTCGTCATCAGCCAAATCATTATTCATCATAAAGTTGTCCAGCGTTTGCTCCATTTTCTCCAAACAGATAATTTTAACAGGGATTTCATTTATAACTGCGGTTACGTTTTCGTCGGATATAGTCGAATACGAATCAGACCCTGTCCCAGATGATCCGTTGCTGTTGCTATCACTACCACTATCACTATCATTATCGCTATCATTATTACTATCATTATTGCTAATACTACCATCATCATTTAAAATAGTCATTGTCTTTGATGTGTGAGATGTTCTTGAAGAACACGTTGTTTCAGAGCTTGAACTTGCTGTTTCCTTACTATTTGTTGAAACGTCGGGCAAGTCATATTTATATATTGTATTAATGTCACCTATTTCTACGTCGGATAAATTCAAATACTTTTCTGGTTCATTACTTGTTGTTGTCGCAATAAATAATTCGTCTATTTCATTCGATAAATCATTTGTCTCTAATTTCACATCCTCTTCATTAACATTTGAATCTGGTATCTTAAGAGGGTTCTTATTTTTACGCGATTCGTTATCAAATAACTCACTAAAATCTTCATCGATAACAAATAGTTTATTATTATTCTCGTAAAAAAAAGAAGATTCTGTTAGATATTCAAGTTCATCATATATATTTATCTTAAAATCTCTCTTAACTCCAAGAAAACCCCCGTAATATTCAATACCATTAAGGAAGTTATGTTCGTGTTTTAATTTGGAAGTGAGGAACGAAAAGAATCCATCAATATATGATACGTTATTTTTTCTCAATGTTTTCTCGTGAACAGCAAGTGAATTATTGTTATCTATATGTTCAAGTGTAGGTATATTAAATAAAACATCATTGCTAATATCTTTATACTTTCCATACATATACTTAATAGGATCTATAATTGGAGAGAATTTGAAAAATGATGTTGTGGTTTTGCCGCCTTTAAGTCCAATACTATATATATTATCGTCTATTTTAGAGTGAACACTTGTAATAATTTTGGAGTTATTAAGATTTATTGAATTCCAATTTGTACTATTTAAAGAGAAGAAATCGCTATATAGAGGGATATAATTCTGTGCTTTTACCACATTAACTAATGTAGGGTCCTCAAATGACTTGAAAAGGTCTTCATTATTGTTCTTTCTATAATTGAATTCAAACATTTACGTTTTATATATAAAAATATATACTATTTTAAACTTAAACTCCCTAAATAGATTTATCCCCGCTATTCGTTTATATTTGCGTTTTTATATCTAATATTTTTGTAAATGTCATCTGGTATGAATCTCGAATTAAAAAAGTTCAATATGAGTCAAATTAAATTCGACCCCAATGCAAAACACGGTCCTGTTGTTGTATTAATCGGTAGAAGAGATACAGGTAAGTCTTTTCTAGTTAAAGATTTGCTTTATAATCATCAAGATATTCCTATTGGAACTGTTATTTCCGGCACTGAAGCTGGTGGTAGTTTCTATGGTGAGCATGTCCCCAAACTTTTCATTCACGACGAATACAATAGTGCTATAATTGAGAATATTTTAAAACGGCAAAAAATGGTAATCAAACAAGTTAATAAAGAAAAAGATGCATATGGGAAATGCAATATCGACCCGAGAGCATTTGTAATATTAGATGATTGTTTGTTCGATGCTAGTTGGACGAGAGATAAAGTGATGAGATTGTTATTTATGAACGGTCGTCATTGGAAAATCATGTTAATTATTACTATGCAATATCCTCTTGGTGTCCCACCAAATTTGAGAACAAATATCGACTTTGTGTTTATTTTGAGAGAGCAATACATCAATAATCGTAAGAGAATTTACGAGAATTATGCTGGTATGTTCCCGACATTCGAATCTTTTTGTCAAGTAATGGACCAATGCACAGAGAATTTTGAGTGTCTTGTCATTAATAACAACGCGAAATCCAATAAATTAGATGACCAAGTATTCTGGTATAAAGCACAACCTCATGGTGATTTCAAATTAGGCTCGAAAGAGTTCTGGGAATTATCAAAGGATATTAATAGCGATGACGATGAAGGTCCAACTTTTAATCCAGCTACAGCTAAACGAAGAGGACCAATTATTAACGTGAAAAAATCATCCAAATGGTAAGTAATAAATATAATACAATAAGTATTTGAATTATATTTAATATATAAATTAGTAAAAACAATTTTATAAAACACACTATTATTTAATCCTTGCGCTTATCCTTGCTAGTTAGAATACCTTCACCCTCAAACAGCTCTCTCTTGATATCAGCACTTGTAACCGGCTCATCACTTGTTAGTAGAGTATTCTCAATTGTTCTCACAACGTCAGTCTTAACAAGGTCTCCATTCTCATCCAATCTCTGCGTGAGTTTGTTACCACTTTCTTTAGCCTTTTGAATATTATCTTTCATAGCAATCTGACGACTTTCTTTAACACGTGTATCGAACTCGCGTTTAGCATGTTGCTCGTTCTCATCCTTGTGACTCATTAGCTCATTCAACTCTTTCTCAAGATAGTCGACTTTTCCAGTCTTGTAAGCCTCAGGATGCCATGGCATCCACATACCCACCGGTCCGACAAAAATATCGTGGTTTGGATCCACCTCGCGCAACATTTTGCATCTAAGTTCCGCCTCAGCCTGCGTCTCAAAAGCACCACGAATCTTCAAACCGCGTGTGTTTGTTTGAAAGTGATGCATTTCACTGAACTCTTTATCGACATCATCTCCCTGTTTATCAACGAAACTCTTATATTCATCCTCAATAGTTGTTTGGATAAGATTTTCTTTCTCCTCGGAGATAAAATTCTCAAAATCGGCCATTACTTTAGCTTGGTCGTTTCCATACTTATAACACATAAAGTTTAGAAACTGCTGGAATTTAGAAATTGATTTATCGAAATCGAAGTATTTTAGGAACTTCTCAAACATAAACATCTCTTTCTGTTTTAGAATCTTGTCTGGAGAAACAAATGATACACAAACAAACTTTTGCCCTGCAATAGGCTTATCCTCATCAAGTAGGTCGATATATTTAGTGTTATTTTGCTCGGTCATATTTATATATTATAGTAGGTCGAGTTAATTTTAAGTTATATTTCTGGTAATATATTTAAGCGTATTTATTTTATTTTTTTCTATACTTAAATTATATAATGAACAGTTTAGGAAACATGCTTGATTTAGGTGAATTATTTCGTCGCGCAATCAAATATTTAGTTGAGGGTCTAATGGTTGCTCTTGCAGCCTACGCTATCCCCAAACGCTCCATGAATATGGATGAGATTGCGCTTATTGCGTTGACCGCAGCCGCCACATTCACTATCTTGGACACATATCTCCCTAGTATGGCTGTTGGAGCCAGAAATGGTGCTGGTATGGGTATTGGTGCTAACTTGGTCGGATTCCCCAGACTTTAAATTATTTAGTATCTAAGATATCATAACGTCTTTATCAATAGTATATTTATCTGCTATATTTTTGATAACCTTATTTTTGGCTTTCTCTCCAACTACATCTAATGAACCACGTAATATACTTCGTGTTATGTTAATAAATTCATCATGCAAATCGTCATCATCAACCCATGTTGGATTTTTCAGCTTCCATTGTTGTAAATGTCGTATATTTTTATCAGTTATTATAGATAATGACCTTCTTATTTTTTTAAGTTCCTTATCTTTATCCCATGTATCGTCATCCTTTATATAAAATTGTAATCGCTTTTTATCGCTACAATGAAATGGATGTTGTTTCTTATCTATCTTTGATAAATTCTTCTCGAATATATTAGTCATTCCTTTAATATATCCATTATCCTTTGTATATTTTAAATCTGAGTCTGTAATTCTAATCTGATCCAAAAACTCACTCAAATTCATCGCGTCTTTACACGTCTCATTTAGATAAACATTAATAGACATTTTATTAACAATTACGTTATTGTTTGTGACAGTTGTTCCTATTTTAGGTATTACGTCTTTAATTATATTTGTAAGCTCAGCTATCTGGTATGATTGTGTCTTAATTATATTTGCTAATTCTGAATTCTCTATATACCCATATTTTTGGACATTTTGGACATTTTGGACATTTTTATGGTTTGATATACATTTTTGTTGATGTCTATAATAAGACTGTTTATGCTTATATCTCTTGTTACAAGTTTTACAAAAATAAAAAATCTGCTCGTTTCTGCTCGTTTTGGGTAGCATAAAGTCAGCATTGTGTTTTCTGGTTTGAAGATGTCTATTATAATTTGCTATACGTGACGTTGAATAGTAACATTTTTCACACGTAAATTCTCTGCTCGTTTTCTGCTCGTTTTTTGTAGCATTTGTCAACATTGTCCTATTTTATATATCCCTATATTTTTAAGTCAAAACCCTATAATTAGTGCCTTTTTTTAAGCTTACCATAAGACAAACCATATTTTTAGTCCTATTAGAATATTTTTTAGACCACGTGGTCACAAATTCACGTTTTCACGTTTTTTCTGGGTTTCCATTTCGATTTCCGTTTTTGGACATTTTTTGTCCATTTTTCAATTTCGACGAATACTTTCGAAAAAAACGTAAAATTATATATCAAACTACGTTTTTGTCATATTTTGTCATATATTATTTAATCCCACATGACAAACGTGATGGAAGAGAAGTTATTAGCAATATTGTCAATATAATTCATATTATATTCATCTGTAACATCTACTTCAGTCCAACCATCTTTGAAATAAATAATCCTATTGCCTACGCTATCAATCTCTTCCAATGTTTCTAATTGAAATCCATCATTTGATAACAGGTTCATAAATAGAATATAAAGCGAGTGTTCAAATTTATCAATTGTCGATTGATATACATAAGCATCGTATGTGGTTTTAATATAGACCTCTTTGTTTTTATATTTATGATTTCCTTCTGAATCATATTTTGAATATGAGTTAATTCTCTTTACCACCATAATATCTTCTGGAAAATTACTCATGCTTATATATAGTTATCATCTATTAGAGAGACATTCCTTCTTCAATTTTACAATTAAATTACGGCGTTGGTATAAATTCCCATTTCAATTCACCACATATTTTCTTCCATATTTCATCTTGTTCCATCCTTTTAATCGGGTCTTTCAACATATAAAAATGTTGTAAATAACTATCTTCCTCTAATAATTCACACAGTTTGTATAAAACATAATAATAATTCAGAAAATTAACCCTTTGTGTTGGACAAAATTTTGCGT